CAAAAGCCCCGCCTGGCAGGCGGAGTGGAAGCGGCGGGACGATCTCGTCATCGAGGCGCAGGACCACAACCTCAAGCGCTCCGTCGAGGTCGCGAGCCGCGTCCTCATCGAGCTGGCCGAAGGGCGCGGCAGCCAGCCCCGGATGGACAAGAACAACAACATCCTGGGCGGCGCTCCTGCCCCTGTCCCCTACGCCGTCATGCTCCGCGCCTCGGAGATCCTCGCGACCGTCGGTCAACGCATCGCCACGAAGGCGACGCCGGAGGACGGGACCATCGCCGAGCTCGGCGTGTGGATGCGGAGTCGCGATGACGCTGGCGAGAAGTGAGCTTCGGAGCATCCTGTCCGACCCGGTCGAGTTCTGCTCGCGGCTGAGCATCATCAACAAGAAGGGCGCGAAGCAGCGGCTCAAGCTGAACGCCGAGCAGATCCAGCTCATCGAGGCGCTGGCCGCGGGTGACGACACGCTCGTCCTGAAGGCGCGGCAGATCGGCAGCAGCACGGCGTGCGTGGCGTTCTGGGTGTGGCGGTGGCTGACCGCCCCGTCTGCCGAGACCTACGTCATCCTCTCGCACAAGCTCGACTCGTCGAAGCACCTCTTCCAGATCGCGAAGTTCATGATCGCGCACCTGCCGGCGATCCTCCGCCGCAAGCTCCTCGTGGACAACACCACCGAGATGGTCCTGGCCGACACGGGCGCGAAGCTCTGGGCCGCGAGCGCGGGCGGCGACGGGGGGCTTCGGTCCTTCACGGCCACCGGCGTGCACATCAGCGAGTTCGCCTTCAGCGACCACACGGACGAGCTCCTCGCGACCGCGACCGCGGCGCTCAACGGGAACCAGCTCGTCATCGAGTCGACCGCGAACTACTACGGGGACGCCGTCCACAAGCAGGTCGAACTCTGGGAAGCGGACCTGGTGGCCTGGAACTTCCTGTTCTTCCCGTGGACGGAGCACGCGGAGTACACGATCGAGCCGCCCCCGGAGTTCGAGTGTGACTCCGGCAGCGACCTGACCGCGGGCCAGCAGTACTGGATGTCCGTCCAGGTCGGGAAGATCGGCGAGACGAAGTTCAAGCGGGAGTACCCGCGCACCGTCGAGGAGGCCTACGCCCAGGTGGACGGGGCCTGGATCTCGGCAGACCAGCTCGTCGGCCTGACCGCGCTGCGCATGGAGGTCACCGGCGGGGTGCTGGCGAAGGTCGACCCGCGCGACAAGTACGCCATCGGGGTCGACGTCGGGGCGGGCACGGGCGGGGACAACTCTGCCATCGTCGTCATCAGCGCCTCGACCCACCAGGTCGTCGACGTCCGCCGCAGCAACAGCCAGACCCCGACCGAGTGGGCCGAGGTCGTGGCCGACGCGAGCCGGAAGTGGAACGGGGCCAAGGTCCTCGTCGAGAGCAACGGCACCTGGGGCGGCGTCCTCTGCGCCGAACTCCGACAGACCGGGATCCCCCAGTGGACCGACGGAGACGGCAAGTACTGGACGACCAACGCCGCGAACAAGCCGAAGATGCTCGAGGGCGTCAAGGACGCCATCATCCGCGGGCGCATCAGCCAGCTGGACAGCTTCACCATCGGGGAGCTGCGGTCCTTCAAGGTCGATGACCGGGGCAACCCCTTCTGCCCGCGCAACGGCATCCACCACGGCGACACTGTCATCGCCCTGGCCCTGGCGCTGCAGTGTGTGGCCACGGTCCACGTCTCCCAGGCCCCGTTCCTCCCCGACTGGCTCGTGCAGCGAAAGGTCCGCGACGCGCAGAAAGGCGCGGGAAAGCCCGAGCACCGCCGATACTGACTCAACTCGTGATACTGTGAGGCCGCATGGCACGCACCGAAAAAGACAGAATCCAGTTCATCCGGGCCGCACTGCAGCAGCACCAGGACTATTGGGACGACCTGCGCCCGTCGATGCGCAAGTATCGCAATAGCTACTTGACCCGGTTCTACGAGGACTCTTCCTTCACGACCGCGGACACGAGCATCCGCGTCGAGACGGCAGACGGCTACGCGGCCATCGAGTCCGTGATGGGCAGCCTCTTCACGAAGTACCCGTCGATCGAGGTGGGCCCCGACATCAGCGGCAAGGGCGACGCGGTCTTCACGAAGACGGTCTCCAACGACTGGCTGAAGAACGCGCGGCAGCAGATCGAGAACGCCGGCCGCATGGCGCTCATCTACACGAACAGCTTCCTGAAGCTCGCGCCCCGTGAGAGCTCCACCCTTCTGGGCAAGGTCGCCATGCGGGCTGTCCCCCCGTGGCAGGTCATCGTCGACCGCGACGCCGCCGCCTGGGAAGACAGCCGCTTCATCGGGCACGTCTACTACCTGCCGATCGACGAAGCCGTGGACAAGTTCGGGGCGAAGAAGTTCGTGGGCGCTCCGCAGAAGGACTACTTCACCGACTACGAGCGCAACACCGACCGCTCGTACCGCAGCTACGGCGACAACGCGGACCTGCCGAACGAGTACCTGTACATCGAGGTCGTCGAGATGTACGACTTCGTGAACAACGAGCTGACCTTCTGGTCCTCTCACTACAAGTCCGGGCAGGAGCTCCTCGAGAAGGCGGCCATCCCGGTCCTGACTTTCGACGGGCGGCCGCTGTCCAACCTCGTGCCCTTCTACTTCTCCCGTCGCCCCGACCGCCCGATGGAGGGCTACTCCGCGATGGCCCGCATCTACGATCAGGTCTTCGAGAAGAACATCCTCCGCACGTTCTGGGCGAACGCGGTCCGGCGCGACAGCCGCCAGTTCATCTACCGTGAGGGGGCCTTCGACGAAGAGGCCCTGTCCAAGATCACGTCCGGCATCGACGGCGCGATGATCCCCACGGACAGCGACACGCTCGAAGGACTCATCCGCGTGGTTGAGGTCCCGGCCCTGAGCAGCAACCACGGCGTGTACCTCAACTACATCGAGCAGGACCTGCAGAAGAGCAGCCTCACGGCAGGCTTCACCCGCGGGGAAGCGAGCAAGGCGACCGCGACCGAGGTCACCGCGCTCATGCAGTACACGTCGAACGAGCTCGGCAAGATGGCCCGCGACCGCGACATGGTCATCGAGCAGGCGACCAACCTCTACGTCCGCATGCTGATCCCCCTCATCGACGACGGCGAGACCGCGGTCGTCGCGACCGAGGACGGCGCGCGGATGGCCAGCGTGCAGAAGCTCGACGCGGACTGGACCTTCTACGCGACGGACGGCGGCGGCACCCCGATGACCGACGTGCTGAAGAAGCAGCAGATCATGCAGCTGCTCCCGATGCTCCCGTCGCTCGGAGTGTCGGTCGACAAGATCCGCGAAGAGGTCGTGCGCCTGTTCGGGTTGCCCGAGACCTTCAACGAGGTTGAGCCTCCGCCGGCAGCGGCAGCCCCGATGGCAGAGGCAGCGGCACCCACCCCCGAAGCCGCGGTCTCCACTGTCATCGGGGGTGCGTAATGCCTCTGTACGATGCGACCTGCAGGGAGCACGGGACCTTCGAGGTCCTGGCCAAGGCGGGGGCCCCCATCCTCTGCGTGTGCGGGGCCGAAGCCCAGCGTGAGTTGAGCGCCCCCGCAAAGATGGCTACTCTGTGGAGCGGGGGCTGGCGCCAGGGTCTGGGCGGCGACGGGTTCTTCTCGCACTCGGCGGGCCAGCGCGTGTCCGACAAGCGGGAGGAGGAGCGCATCATGCACTCCCGCGGGAAGATCAACGTGAAGGACCTGGGAGGCGAAGCCTTCGAGGACACGTTCACCGCGGGCAAGCAGCGCGAGAAGCGCGAGCACGACGCGCTCGTCGCCACCTACACGAGCAATCTCAAGGCCTTCGGCGGGGACAAGACCCGCGCAGTTACCGAAACCTTCCCAGCTAAGGCCATGCTCGAGCAGGCCGCTACTCACGACGCTAAGGAGTCCGCATGACCCCCGACGAAAAGATGAACATCGAAGAGATGCGGGCCGCGGCCATGACCCGGCAGGGTGACGTGGCCGAGAAGGAGGACGAGCTCTACGAGACTGCGGCCCCCAAGGGGCGGTTCAGCGGCAAGGCGCTCAACTCCCTGGTCGACGCGACCAACCGCCTGTTGCCCATCTTCGGCATTACCGAGGCGTACCCGAAGTTCGGCGGCGAGACGCAGACCTCTCTCCCCGTCGCCTTCATGCGACTGCTGACCATGTTCAGCAAGGCCATCGGGGACGCCGTCACCGAGGGCGTACTGCCCGAGGACGCGAACATCGACATGACCATCATCACGGACGACGCCGGGCTGCAGGGTCTGGCGGGTCGCATCGGCATGGCGGCCAAGTCCCCCGGCCTGAAGCGCTTCCTGAAGCGCAAGGTGTCCGGCCCGGGCGAGGAAGAGATGGGCGCGGAAGAGGCCCCCAAGTCCGAGATGCCCGAAGAAGAGGACGACATGTCCGAGTCCAAGATGAACACCCTGTTCGCCGAGAGGATGTGAACCCATGAGTACCCTCGCCGCTACGCAGCCGGTCGCCACGACCGTCGCACCGGCCTCCGAGACTGTCGTCGCGACCCCCGCCAACGGGGCCGTCGAACAGGAGCTCGAGGACATTGACCTGTCCGAGCTCGTCGGGGCCGGGTACGACGATCACCCTGAACTGAAGGGGGGCCACAAGGGACTCCCCGACTACAAGAAGATCCTGGAGCACCTGCCCGAGAACGGCCGCAAGCTCGTCGGCAACCTGCGCGCCTCGTACACGCAGAAGACCCAGGAGCTCGCGCAGCTCAAGGAGCAGCTGGACCAGGAGCGCGTGTCCCTGGCCCGGGACCGCGAGCTGATGACCAAGTCCGAGTTCGCCCAGAAGGTGCAGGAGCAGGCCGCCGCGCCGTTGCAGCACGACCCCTGGTCGGAGGAGGGGATGCAGGAGCGCATCCAGAAGCAGGCTGCGCAGATGATGCAGCAGATGCTCGCCCCTCTGCAGCAGGACCTCGAAGTCCAGAAGCGGCAGGTCTCGCTCGACTCGTTCAAGAGCCAGCACCCCGACCTCACCTCGGACGACGTGCGGATGCCGGTGGCCCGTCTCCTCATGGAGCGGCCGGAGCTCAAGCTCGAGGACGCGTACTACATCGTCAAGGGCCAGCTCACGCGGCAGCAGTCTGTCGCGGCCGTGGCCACGCAGCGCGAGACCCTGATGAAGACCTCGACGGGCAACGCGGTGCGCAACGCCGCCCCTCCGAAGTTCAAGGATGCGTGGACCGCGTACCAGTGGCACAAGACGAACGGAGCGAAGTAGCCCATGAAGAAGGCGAGCAAGAAGGTCGTGAAGAACCCGGAGACCGGGCGCACCAAGACGGTGCGCTACGGTCAGGTCGGCGCGACTGTTTCGCCTGGAACCTCGAAGGGCGACAGCTACTGCGCGCGGTCCGCCGGCATCAAGAAGGGGCTGAGCCCCGAGAAGCGCAACGATCCCAACACCCCGAACAACCTGTCTCGCAAGAAGTGGGGCTGCGTGGGAAAGAAGAGTCGCCGCTAAGACCGCCGAAATCGTGCTATCCTGCATGCAGTGCAACTCCTCCCGACTGTTGCGGCGGACCCCTGACGGGACACCCTGCCGCGAAACTGGGAGAGCGGAGCCGGTAGGCCACCCGAAGACGTTCACCTCCACTTCTTCAAGGAGCACCCACCGTGCCCATCAGCAACGAACTCCTGAGCTCCACGCTCTTCTCCATCCGAGATGGCGAAGTCGACGAGCTCTTCCAGCGTGTCCCCTTCCTGGACTTCGCGAAGCGCCTCGGCGGCATCGAGTACGAGGACGGCGGCATCAAGATCCAGCGTCCCCTCGCTGTGTCCAACCACTCCACCATCACCCAGCTCGCGACCGGCTACGAGCCCGTGTCCCTCGCGGTGCAGGACGTGATGCAGCCCGCTCTCTACGAGTGGTCTGACTTCGTGGCGCCCATCGTCATCACGAAGAAGGAAGAGCTCGAGAACGCCGGCGAGAAGGCGATCGTCAAGATCGTCGAAGCCCGCATGCGCAACGTCATGGGCATGCTCCGCCGCGAGATCAACAAGCAGCTCGTCGCCGCGAACAGCGCCGTGCTCACCAGCCTCGGCAGCCTCTGCGGTGACGCCCTCTCCGGCGCCACCACGGGCTTCCTCCAGCAGGGTGCGCCGACTGCCGCGGGCCAGACCAACACGGTCGGCGGCCTCGCCCGCTCGCTCGTGCCGGACGGCAACGGTCTCTTCAACCGCAGCTTCAGCGCCGCCGCGGGCTTCGGTACCGATGGTATCCGCGGCATGCAGCAGATCGCGGCCGAGACTTCGGCTCGCGCGCCGATGGGTGAGATCAAGCTCATCCTCGCGACCGAGGCCGGGTACGCGAACTACCGCCGCGCGCTCTTCAACCAGGAGCGCTACATCGACGAGAAGCAGCTGAACGCCGGCTACATGTCCCTCGCCTTCGGCAACGCCGCGGTCGTCCAGGACGTGTTCATGCCCATCGGTACCGCTACCGACACCGGCCTCGCGAACACGATGTACTTCATCAACTTCGACGGCATCAAGCTGGTCATGCACTCCGACGGCGACCTCGCGGTCTCCCCGTTCGAGTACATCCCCGGCACCACCGCTCGGTCCGCCCAGATCTACTGGAAGGGCCAGCTCATCGCCGACAACCTGGCGTCCTGCGCCGTGCTCTTCGCCGGGGAGACGTTCTAAAATGGCTACCTCTACTCTGGTTCAGTACCTCGAGACCACCGGCAAGTCGGTCACCACCGGCGCCGATGTTCAGCTCGGCGGCGGCATCAGCAACCGCAGTCAGGTCGAGACGTTCCTCACTGCAGGGGCCATCGTGGCGGGCGACTGGGTCATGTTCGACACGACCCAGACCGGCGCGGCCCGGGTCGCATTCGTGGCGCAGACCGGCGTCGTCGCTACGGGTAACCCCCTGTGCGCCGGTGTGGCGCTGAAGAGCGTGACGGGCACGGCGACCTCGCCGCAGCCCGTTGAGGTCGTCGTCAGCGGTTACGCCGAGACGGCCAACGTCGACGGTGCGGTCGTCGCAGGGTCGCCCCTGTCGGCCGGGGCCGCTGTGGCCGGTCGTGCGGGCGTGGCCACCGGTGCATCCATCGTGGTGTGCGGCACGGCCCTCGCCGTGGATGCACCGGTCAACGTCGGCCCCGTCTGGGTCTACAAGCAGTTCTGATCTGCTGAAGTAGCCGTCGGTCAATCGGGCGGCGCAGGGGGTTTCTTCCTGCGCCGCCTGCTCTGCATCTGGAGGGGGTAGCCGTGAACCTGACCGAGATCCGCAACAAGATCAAGTCCATCACGGACTACTCCCCTGAGCTGGCCGTGTACGACGAGCAGGTCGACCTGCTCATCAACGACGCGTACAACGCCATCTGGACCGAGAAGCGCTGGAAGTGGGCGCAGAAGGTCATCTTCCTCGACATCTGGCCGGACCTCGTACCCGCCCAGCCCGACGGGACCACGATCACCGCGAACGTTACTAACAACCGCCGTAATGTCGCGTTCAGCAATCCGATCCGCGCGCTGCAATCCTTCCCCTACCAGTGGGAGGGGCAGATCATCGAGATCCAGGGCCGGGACTACACCATCGACGCGATCACCGCGACCGTG